AAGACGCTGGTACGTTCGTATTACGGGCGGATGCGTTACAGCAAAGGCTGGCAGGATTTCCGCTGGGTTGTGGGCAGCAATCCAAGCTAATCAAGGCCGATAACTCAGAATCTTAACCCTGTCACGGCAGGGTTGTTTTTTATAACGAGGTGAAAAATGTTCACGAATTTTCCGAATGGGTTAACCAGCTTCGGTTTTCCTGTGATACCGGGGATGCTGCCGCCAGGCGGCGACGTATATTTTCTCGATCCGGCGAACGGCTCGGATAGTAATACGGGTAACTCACCCAGTCAGGCATTTGCGACGCTTCCGGCAGCTTATGCGGCGCTGACGGCCAATCAAAACGACATTGTGTTTTACATCGCCGATTCGAGCAGCATCAGCCTGAGCGCACAGTTGGAGTGGGCCAAAAGCTATACACACTTCATTGGCCTGTGCGCACCAACGATGGTGGGGCAGCGGGCGCGCATATTCCAGGCGGCGGGGGACTTGAATCTGTCACCGTTGTTTAAAGTCAGCGCATCGGGCTGCATCTTCGCGAACCTGTACATTTTCCAGGGGACGGATGATGCGCAATCGCTGATTGACGTGCAGGTGACGGGGCAGCGGAATTACTTCCATAACTGCCATTTCGCGGGCGGCGGCCATGCGACCAACGCGATTGACGGCTGTGCGAGTTTGAACCTGGCTGGCACGGCAATGGAAAACCTGTTTGTGAACTGCACAATCGGGCTGGACACGATCAACGCGGCAACGGGCGTGGCCTCGCTGCTGATCGACGGGACGGGCTGCGGGCGTAATATCTTCCGCAACTGCCATTTCAGCATGAACTCTGGCAGCAACGGGGCGCGATTTGTCGAACTGTCGGGAAATTCGGCGCTGGATCGCTACACGATTTTCGATAACTGCCTGTTTCTCAACACGAATACCTCGCTCCTGAGCGCATTCGTGATCGCGGCGGGATTTGATCCGGCCAACAAACGCTTCATCCTGAAGGACTGCGTGGGACTTGGGTTCGCGAAATGGGATGCGGACGACAGAGGCGCGGTCTATGGCAACATGAACGCGGTAACTGGCGCTGATCTCAGCGGCGTGGCGGTTCAAATTATCACGTAAAACCCTCACCCCTCTCCCTGCCCATAGGGACTCCCGTTGGTCGCATGGCGAGGGGCTTAAAAAACAGAGTGCGAAGGAGACGAGATGGCTAAATACATTGTCGCAAGAGATCACATCGTGCAGGAATTCGGGGTTGATCTGCGCGAAGGTGATTTGCTGGAAGATGGCGACCTTGAGCCGGATTTGATGGCGCAATTGCAGGCGGCGGGAGTCATCGAATCAAAGGATCAAACGCAGCCAGAAGCCCCAGCGAAAGCAAAGAGAACGAACGCGCGGAAGTAATCCAGGAAAGAGGCATTCATGCAGCTTTTTAATCGAACGTTGACGGTTGATGTACAACTCACCGTTGACCACACGAACGCTTATCAAGCCGGGGATGTGGTCGGCGGGCTGATCACGCTGGATGTGTCCAGTCCGGGCGGCGGCGGGGTGATTCGACGGCTAAGGCTGACCGATGCGGGTAATCAAGGCGCGGTGCTGACGATCTACGTTTTTAATGCGGCACCTACGGCGATTGCCGATGACGCGGCCTTTGCTGCTGCCATTGTCGCGGCTGACCTGCACAAGAAAATCGCGACGATTCCGATTGCGGCGGCGGACTATGAGACGATCAACAGCATGAAGCAGGTCACTAAAGATGGCGATGATCTGAATGTTGACTATTACACGCCCAGCGGGAATCTCTGGTTGTATATCGTCTGCACAGCGACGCCGGATTATGTCGCCGCAACGGATTTGTATCTGAGCGTGACGGTGTGGCAGGATTGATGCGATGACGGTTACTTATGACCTGGGCAGCCCAACGGACTTGACAAGAGTCCGGTATCACCTGGGGGATGTGGAGATCACCACAGCGATCTTCCAGGACGAAGAGATCAGCTTCGTGCTGAGCGAAGAGTCGAATGACGTGGGCGCGGCGGTGGTTAGCTGCATCAAGAGCGTGATGGCGCGGCTAAATCATGAGCCGGACATGCAGGCAGACTGGCTGAAGATCGACTGGCGGCGGAGCGCGGAGAACTGGCGGGCGCTGCTGGCGGAGAAGGAACAGCAGTTCGGCCTGGGGGCGCGGGCGGCCAGCGGGGGGCAGCATGGATGGCGGCCTGACATGGGGATGAGGGAAGCGCCGTCGTATGACGATTGACCTCACCCCCTAGCACCCTCTCCGCAAGCGAGAGAGGGGGAACGAAGAGGGGGGTCGAGAAAGCGGCTTATCGGAAATGAAAGGCAAATGCGGGATTTTGTGCGTTGGGGGAGCGGGTGGGGCGGTAGGCTGAAGGCTACATAAACGGACGATTAGGGGAGAAAAATCATGGCGGATTTGAGTGTGACGGCGGGGAGTGTTCTTGCCAGCAGCAGCGCAAAAACGCGCAAGGGGATCGCGGGCGCGACGATCACCGCCGGGCAGACGCTGTATGAAGATACCAGCGCACTGGATGCCAGCGGCAAGCCGAAATTGAAGTTGGCCGACAGCGATGATGCTTCGGCAGTCGTGCGGAACTGCTGCGGGATTGCATTGAATGGCGCATCGGCGGGTCAGCCAGTGGTTTTTGTCGAGGAGGATCCGTCATTCACGCCGGGCGCATCGCTTGTCGTAGGCACGACTTACGTGCTTAGTGACACGGCGGGCGGGATTATGCCTGCGGCTGATCTGGAGATCGGGGATTACCCCACTGTGCTTTTCATCGCGAATACGACGGCGCTGGCGACCCTTCGGATGTGCAAGGGGACTGGGGCTATCGCGGCCTAATTATGTTTGAACGGACTGTGGCGCTGATGCGGATACGAGTCGAGCGATATATGACTGATCGCTGCGATATTCGACGCATGAATGCTGTGACCAGCGGGGCAGGGTATTCGGCGGAAATCCCTACGGTGGTGGCTGCGGACGTGAAATGCCGCGTGCTGCCGATGAAAAAGCAAGCCGGGGAAGTGACTGGCGGGCAGGAAATGGGCAAAAACTTCTTTCGCCTGGCCGTGCCGTATGACACCGATCTGCGCGACGGTGATCAGGTCGAGATTAACGGCACCATCTACGAAGTGATGGAATTGAATGACGTGCGGACGGACGCGACGGATTTGCAGGCGACGATTGCGAGGGTGAAATGAGTCATCAAGAACCCTCACCCCTAGCCCCTCTCCCTCATGGCGAGGGGAAGAAAGGGAGATCATGTTGGAAGAGTATGAGATTGCGCCGGGGCTAATGATCGTTGTGGATACCAGCAAATTTCGCGTCAAGAGTGCGATCAAGGTTGATCCGCAAGCGTTCGTCCGAATGAAGCTGGATCTCAAAATCGAGATGGCCGGGCAGCAAGAGGCGAAGGTCGAGAATATTTTTCATGCGGAGAGCAGACGATGAAGGATCAAGTTTATCGACGATTAACGAATGCGATGCGGCAGCTACGGCAGGAGATTGCAGCCAGCGGGGAAAAGATGCAGGACTGCGAATTTATCGTGAGTGTGAGGGATGGGAAGATTGAGATCAGCGATGGAAAACCCTCACCCCTAACCCCTCTCCCTCAGGGCGAGGGGAATAAGAAACGGCGATCAAAAGAGGATTAACGTGGTTGCGACACTGAGCGTAACGATCAACAAGAACGATCTCAAACGGCTGGCGAATGCTGCGCCGGACGAGGCTGATCGCGCGATTCGGGCATTGGCGGAGGATGGGCGGACGTTCGCGGTGCTGCTCATCAACGAGTCGCCAGCGACGGGGCGAGTTTATGTGCGAGGGAAAGTGAGCCATACGGCCAGTTCGCCGGGGGAAGCGCCACGTACGGACATCGGGACGCTGATTAACAGCATCCGGGTCGAACATCCTAGTAAGGGGCAAGCGAATCTGGTGGATGGCGTGGAATATGGCGTATATCTCGAATTTGGAACCGACAGCATGGCAGCACGGCCATTCTTTGGGCCAGCGGCGATGCACATGGAAGAGAGCGCATCCAGCGTATTTGACGGATTTTTGGAGAATGTCTGATGCAGGTCGAGATTGAAACCGGGCTGCGCAATCAACTGCTGACTCATCCGACGATTGTGAACCTGGTGGATCAGCAAGTTTTTAACCAGCAAGCGCCGGAGAATGCCACACATCCATTCATCATTTTTGACCTGAACGCCGGGGGCAGCATCAACACGTCGGCCAACCGGTATTTCGATGCGAAGTATCTTGTGAAGGCGGTCACGAGCAGCGGTGAGTTTGGGAACGCGGCAGAGACGGCGGCGCTGCTGTCTGAAGCGATTTATGCAGCGCTGCATGAGCAGAATTTCGGGATGGACGCGATCTGGCAGCTTGTGCGTTGCCAACACCTGACCATTGTTAAATACGTTGAGAATGTAGAGCGGCGACAGTATTGGCACAACGGGGGCATTTACCGCGTGCGTGCTTATGGAGGAGACTTATGACCGTTTTAACGGGTTTGACTTATTATCTCGAATATGATGGCGTGGCGATCAACGGTGATTTCCGCAAGTTCGATCCGGGATTCATGTTTGACACGGTGGAAGGCAGCGCGGGCGGTGATGCCGTGCGGAATTACGTGCCGACCCTGATCAAGATCGAGCCGAAAGGGACGTTTATCGTCGATAACAATGCGGCGGGAATCGCCATTCGTGCCGTGCTCAAAGAGGGCAACGATGGCAACCTGATCTGGGGGCCAGAGGGCAACGCGACGGGCAAGCCGAAGTGGGGCATGGCGTGCAATATCAGCAAAGCGCAGATTTCGGCCACTTACGATGCGGAAGAAGAGATCGAAGTGGAATGGTACGCGGCGAGCGGAACTCTGCTGTATGACGGCAGGAGTACGACATTCTAATGGCGGCGACAAAAATCGAAGGTCTCAAAATTGATATCACGCATATCACGGCGCGCGAGATGCAGGCATTCCTGAAAGCAGCCAAAGAAAACGATTATGAGGTGATGGCCGAAACGTTTACGACACTTATCACCGAATTCCCCTTTGGTGATCCTAAGAAGGTCGATACCTACCTGGATTTGCCCTACTATGGCGATTCTGAAAATCCACTTTCATTTAGTGCGCTGATAGCGGAGGTCGCAGAGGCCGGAAAAAACGCCGGGAAGCGATAAGCGAAAAGGTTTATCGCTACCTCACGTACAATGCCTATCCTGGCAATGAGATTGAAACGATTTTTATCAGCGTGAAACTGGCGCAACTCTTTGGCTGGCGGATGGACTACATCGAGAGTTTGAGCGAAGAACAAATCGCACAGATTTTTGGTGTATTGGAAGGCAAAGAACGTGCAAATAAAAAATAAGCGACCCCGATGGTGGGTCGTTTTCATTTCAGATAATTCTCCTTCTAAACCCTCACCCCTAACCCCTCTCCATGAGGGAGAGGGGAATGAAGACGAGTGCGTTAAAGACTGATGCGATTGATAGGCTGAAGCTGGATTCATTGTGAGGATTTCAGGGTATGACGATTGTTAGCAGCCTGATCGTCGAAATCGGTTCGGATATTGCCGCACTGACGACAGGACTGAACACCGCAGATTCACAGGTCACTACATTTACTGGCAATGTCAGTGAGTCGATGAAAGACCTGGGCAGCAGCGCAACGCAACTGGGCGGCGCGATTTCTAAAATCGCTGCACCGTTGGCGGGTGGTATTGGCCTGGCTGTCAATTCTGCCGTCGATTTCGATGAGGCCATGACGAATGTCGGCGCGGTTCTGGGGAAGAATCACGATGAAATGGCCGGGCTATCGGCGCAAATCCTGGAGATCGGCTCAAATTCGCGGGCGGGGCCACAAGCGGCTGCCGATGCCTTTTATGACATCGTGGGCGGCGTGGCTGATGCCAGCACCCACATCGCGATTCTGAACGCGGCAATCGCCACATCGGAGGCGGGCAACGCTGATTTGGGTGCAACAACGAGCGCGCTCATCAGCACCATGAATGCTTACAATTTGACCGCCGATCAAGCGAGTATGGTCAGCGATGTATTGACCCAAACTGTCAACAAGGGTGTTGGCACGATGGGCGAATTCGCGGCTGCGATGCCACAGGTTACAGGGCTGGCCGCGAGTCTCAATATTCCCCTGCAAGATGTCGGCTCTTCGATGGCATTCCTGACCACGAAAGGTAATACGGCCAGCCAAGCGGCGACGCAATTGAGCGCCATGATGACGGCTCTGCTCAATTCGAATGAAACGATGAAGACAGGGCTGGACGAGCTGGGCTTCAGCACCGGACAGCAGGCGATTGAATCGTTGGGATTGGTGGGCGCGTATCAAGCGCTCAATGGCTCGCAAACAGCCGCTGACGAGGGGCTGGCAAGGATGACCGGAAGCGTGGAAGCGCTGCGCGGTGCAACGAGTCTCACAGGGGACGGCGTTGGCGAGTTCTTTACGAATTTTACTGATGGGGTTGATGGGGCAACGACGGCGGCGCAGGATATTCAAAATGCAAGCCCAGCGGCGCAAATTGACGAATTGAAATCGTCTGTTAGCGAACTGGGGATCAAGGTTGGCGATACGCTGGTCCCGGCGATGGACAAATTGTTTGAAAAATTAGAGCCGATTATTGATGTTGTGATCGATTGGGTCGATAAGAACCCGGAGCTTGTGTCGCAAATTTCGCAGATCGCGCTCGTGGCCGGAGGGCTTGGGATTGGGCTGCTCGTCGTCGGGATGGGCATATCGGCGGTGGGGACGATTGCGGGCGCGGTGAGCGGCGTCATCAGCGCGGTGGGGCTGCCTGTTCTCGCGCTGGCGGGGGCGATTGGGGTGCTGCTGGCTGTTGTGAATGATCCAGGTATTCAAGCGGGTTTGAAATCCTGGCAGGGCGTATTTGAGATGATTCCGGGTG